CAGGTGGTGGTGGGGGCGGTTTTGGATCTTGGAAAAAAGAAACAGGAAATTAAATGGAGGTGATTAAATATGGGTGCAGGAGGTCATGGCGGTCAAGGCGCATTAAAGACACAATTAATTTCTGTAACTCCTGGAAGTGTGCTAACGATTAGAGTAGGCGCGGGAGGATCAGGAGGAGAAAGTAAAAGTAAAAAGTCTAGCGTTTCTGGTACAATACAAGGTAACTCTGGTGGTAATGGTGGTACAAGTGCTATTGATAATTTTACATCAGCACAAGGTGGTGTTGGCGGTGAAGGTGGTATAGGTGGACAAGGAAGTAGAGACGGTGTAGCAGGCACTTCTTACGGAACAGGTGGCATCGGAGGTATTGGTGGTGTTTCTAATTTTGCTGGTAAGGGTACAAATGGTTCGCCCGGGTCTAATGGTTGGGTAATTATAGAATACGGAGGTGATATTTAATGGCAAAAAATAGGTTCGCACAGCCTTTATATGGCAAAATAATTTATATCTTTGAGACTGACTTGGAGAAAGCAGATTTAGCAACAATATTTGACCCAAAGACATATTGGATTGATGTTACTAATATTGATTGTGAAGTTGGTTATATCCAAGAGTATAAAGAAGGTGTAGGTATCGTATGGGTGAAACCTCCTGATACTGAACCAACTTTAGAGTCCGAAAAGGCTCATAAAGAAGCCCTAATGAAAGCGGAAAGAGACCTAAGAGAAGTAGCTGTTATTGAGTATAAAGATAAACTTTTCGATTACGATGATAAAGCACGTGAACGTATGCGTATCGCAAAGGAAGACCTTGAAAATACAGGGGTTGCTTCTAGGCTTTGGACTTGTGCTGATGAAAGTATTACAGAAGTTACCGTTGCTGATTTTGAAGCAATCAATAGTTTAGCGGCAACACGCTCAGAGGAACTACATTTTCAATATAGGAAACTAAAAGTAAAAATAAAGGCTTGTACTGATATTTCGTCGGTACAAGCTATTTCTTTTGACACAGATTGTTCAGATGTGGATTTAGGGCTGGTGATGGAATAAATGGCATTATTAAATGCGAAACTTTATGTCAAACGCAACGGTGAAGCCGCCGTTCCATGCAATCTCTATAGTACCACAGAAGAAGTCGGCGGCGAATATGTTACGGTTACTGCTTCTAACACAAAAGCATATGCAAAGCTGGGGGGGACATCTGATGCCTTTTGTACACAAGGCAGGGTCAAAAAAGGTACGAATACTTATGCGATTTTGAGTCAGGCAAAGCCACCTTATAACAAGATTGAATATAGGACTCCGGGAACATATACAGTTACGTTCCCGGCGGGTGTGACAAGAGCGAGGGGGACTGTAGCGGGAGCAGGAGGAGGGGGTGGTGGTGCTGTATCAGTTTTAGGAACTAAAGGTGGTAATGGTGGAACAGGTGCTTTAATAACAAAGAATATAATTGTTACTCCGCTTTCTACATTGTTAATAACTGTTGGAACAGGTGGTGCTGGTGGTGCCGCAGGAGTAACAACAGGATCAGAAGGGAATAAAAGAGCACAAGGGGAAACAGGAGGTACTGGTGGTACTAGTTCTATCGGAAACCTAGTTTCTGCACAAGGAGGAACAGGAGGTACTGGTGCTTTCTATATAGCAAACCACGTTGATGAAGACGGTTCGAATGGTACGTCTTATGGTAATGGTGGCGTTGGTGGTACTGGTGGTGTCTGTAGTTTTAGTTCCTCGTCGAACCGTAATGGCTCAACAGGAGCCAACGGCTGGGTAATCATAGAATATGGTGGTGACATCTAAAGGAGTGACAAATGAATAACGACAATCTTCACGATGAAGTATTAAAAATAGCACCTCCGGTCGGAGTATCTACACTCTCCGTACTGGGGGTGCCTTTGTCTGACATGGTCTATGTTATGACCATTCTGTACATTTTAGTGCAAATTGTTTGTACGATCTATAAAACATTTAAAAGGAGTGAATAATACCTATGAAACTTTCGGAACACTTTGATAGCTCTGAGTTTGCCTGCAAGTGTGGTTGTGGCGGTATGGATAATGGTGCCGGAGTTAACCCTAAACTCGTGCAGGTCTTAGAGCGTATGCGACAATATATTGGTAACCCGTTAGTGCTCTCTTGTGCCTATCGGTGCCCTGCACATAATGCTGAAGTAGGTGGTGTATCAAACTCTCAGCACGTTTTTGGTACGGCGGCTGACGTACAGTTGCCGGAAGGGATGACTGTGGATGAATTGGCACAGGTAGCAGAAAAATGTGGCGCAGACGGTATTGGATGGTACACTTGGGGTGTCCATGTTGATGTCCGTGGATACGCCGCTAGGTGGTGATAGGATTGACTAAAATTCCACAAGAGATTTTAGATGAAATAGCTATTCTTGAAGTACAGGCTTTAAAAGATGGGTTGGCTGACCCTGAAATGAAAAAGAACCCCGCATTTTTGGAAAAGGTACGAAAGTTCCTTCAACAAAATAAGCAGGTGACCACTGCTGAGACACCGGGTATGTCTGAATTACAAAAAGTTGCTGAAAATGAAATTCCTATGTTTGATGGTGAACACTGACATTGAATTGGAGTAAAGAACAGCAGGAACGGGCACAGGAGGACTTTAGGGTCTTCCTGTTCATCGTTTGGAGAGAAATAGGCTTACCTAACCCTACGCCGATCCAATATGACATAGCAAATACCTTACAGAACCCTCCAAGTGACCGATTTATCCTTGAAGGATTCCGTGGTGTTGCAAAATCTTTTATTGCTTGTGCTTTCTGTGTGTGGCTTTTGTGGAGAGAACCAACAAAGAAAATTTTAATTATTTCTGCATCTAAAGATAGGGCAGATGGTAACGCTAACTTTATCAGGCGTATCTTTATGACGTTATCCTTCCTTCAGGATTTACGTCCAAACGACGAAGGAAGAAATACCCAAAATGCTTTTGATGTCGCAGGGATACCACCTGACATTTCTCCGTCGGTTAAATCCGTTGGTATTACAGGTCAGATTACTGGTTCCCGTGCAGACTATCTTTTAGCTGATGACGTAGAGGTTCCGAATAACTCGGGGACACAAGCCCAACGAGATAAACTTTCTGAAGCTGTAAAAGAGTTTGATGCAATTTTAAAGCCCGGTGGTCAGATAGTTTATCTTGGTACACCTCAAAATGAAATGTCATTATATAATGAACTTCAAAAACGTGGCTATGGTTGTATAATTTATCCTATTATTTATCCTGAAGATAAGAAACAGCGTAAAGACTATATCCATGATGTTTTTGGAGATAGACTAGCACCTTGTATTGCGAATAAGTACGATGAAAACCCTGACGCATATGCTGGTTATCCAACAGACCCCGCACGTTTCAATGAAGAAGAAATAGACAAGAAAAGATTGTCTTACGGCAAGGCTGGTTTTGCTTTACAGTTCTTACTTAATACGAACTTATCTGATGCGGAGAAATACCCGCTGAAAGTTTCGGATTTAATAGTTACTTCATTGGATATAGAAGCATCGTCTTTAACATGGGCGTGGGCAAATGGAAATGGACAGCGACATGGTGATTTACCTTGTGTTGCTCTAAAAGGTGACTATTATTATGCACCTTTGGCAAGGTCTGAAGAAACAGCAAGGTACACAACAGGTATTATGTTTGTTGACCCTTCCGGGCGTGGTAAAGACGAAACAGCCTATGCTGTCTTAAAGTTTATGAATGGCTACATCTTTTTGTTAGAAGTTGGAGGTTTTAAAGAAGGTTACGCCGATAGTGTTCTTAGGGCTTTAGCGACTAAAGCTAAGTATTATAATCTGCAATCCATTATTGTTGAGCCTAACTTTGGCAATGGTATGTTTGCTCAATTACTAAGACCAGTAGTTTTAGAGATTTATCCCGGTTGTGTTGTAGATGACGCAAAGGCGGCTTCCGCTCAAAAAGAAGCTCGTATTATTGACACATTAGAGCCTGTTATGATGCGACATAAATTGATTGTCGATAAACAGGTAATCGAAGATGATTATAAGGTGTATGAGAAAAACAGTCAGTATTCTTTGTTTTATCAAATGACCCGCCTTTCACGTGATCGTGGAGCATTAGCTCACGATGATAGGATTGACGCAGTAGCTGGTGGCGTTGAATACTTTAGAGATATGGTGTCTATGAGTGAACAGCAGGGTATTGAGCAGTTAAACGACGAACTTCTTGAAAGATGGTTAGACCCTGACTATGGTGTTCTGTATGTGGAAGAAGACCCTAATAAAATCAAAAGTATTCGTAAACAGACAACAGGTAGGGTAATCGACAAATGTAATGTGCTCGACAACTTCTATTATCGGCAACATTGAGGGTTGCATAAGGCTAACTCGTAATGCCGATATCTAAGTGTCACACATAAATACAAAATTCTAAGTGTCACATATAGAGACTAAAGGTGCCAAAAGTTATATAGAGTGAAGGTAAGGTCTCCTTTAAGATAACTTTAAGGAGAAACTTAAAGAATACTTAAAGACTCCTTTAAGGTTCCTCTAAGTCCCTGATAGCTTAGAACTAAAGTTAATTGTTAATAGATAAACCAATAAAGATAAAGACTAATAGTCAAAGGGTAAAGGTTATCTCACCTCCTTGGTAACTTTCCCTCTGACTATTAGTTGATTTATAAAAGGAGTGAAGCATCATCAATAAATTAAAAATTTTATATCTAAAAAATCAGACCTACATCAAACTAAGCTTTGCTCTTATTGTTGTAGCTTTTTCTTATGCCCTACATAAAGGTGACCTTAAGTCCCTCGTAGACATCCTAAAAGTCACCCAAACAGTCCTGAATGTCATATTGACAGCCGGAGGTATGGGCTAATGACCAAGAGACAAATCATTATTCTGTCGTTGATTGTCTTAACCGTAACGGGTATTGCACTCTCGGTCAGACGGTACTACGAGACACCCGTAGTCCCCACAGAGACAACCACGGCTCCCTATGTGGCAAACTCTAAGACCACCTTGGAGGTTACCCCTAAGGAAACTAAAAGTGACCCTGACCTGATTGTCGAAACCAAGTATGTCGCTAAAGTAAATGGTCAGATGGTGACTGCCCCTGTAACAACTCGTATAGACGAGTCAACAGCTAAGGTAACAACGGAAATCGACGTGACACCTTTAGTAAAACAAATGACACCTAAATGGGAACTTGGAGTAGGTATAGGTTACCATAAAGACGACCTATATGTTCCTGTCTCTATCCAACGTAATTATAAAATGAATAAAGCAGTAGTCTTTGAGGTACACTTAGACCCCTCAGATAATATGAGACCCAACGGTGTCGAAGTTCAACATAAATGGTATTGGTAGTAAGAAATAAATTGAAGGAGTAAAAGGAATGGTAGACGTAGAATATCTTACTGTCGATGAAGCCGCACAGACACTAAGGTGTGTCAAGCGGGACAAGATTTACCTTTTGGTACGCTCCGGTATCATTAAGGGTTTTAAGTTTGGTCGCAGGTGGCTTATAGACAAGAAAGAATTTGAAAAATGGTGTCGGTCACAATGTTCTTAGACTTTAGCACCCTCTCAGAAATAGTGGCTTTTATAGTGACACGCTAGTGACGTAATGCTTGGAAAGTGGCTCCCTGCTTACGTCTTAATAAAGATGTGTAAGTATACATAATTCTTGCACTGCACTTTGTATACATTTTTTGAAACACCGGTTAAGTTGTGGTTTTTTAGTGTAAAATTTTTCGGTATATGCATAAAATTTGCAGGACTGTTTCCTGACAGGAAAATCAGGGCAGAACAGTGGTTAGGATTTTTAGAAATTATTTCGATACTTTATTTAATGAAAAAGAAAGTATTATTGCCGACTTTCACAGATTTTTTGCTTGTTTAATTATCGAAGAACGGTTATCATTTAATATAGAATAATAATGTAAGTACAATATATGTACATATTTGGAGGTTCGGATATGCCAGAGAAAAAAGCTCCCCCTAAAAAGCCGCTTTATTACTATTATATTTTGGCTTTGGCAATAATTTTACTGATCAATACGGTTATCGTACCAACGTTTTTCAGCCCGCAGGTCAAAGAGATTTCCTATGGCAACTTTTTACAGATGGTAGACGATGGTAAGGTTGCAAAAGTAGAGATTACTAATAATAAGATAGCTGTTCTTGCGAAAGACAGTGATAACAAAGTAATTTATGTAACAGGCAGGGTAGAAGACCCCGATTTGGTTAACCGCTTAATGAAGAGCAAAGTAGAATTTTCGCAGGTTATTCCAAAGGAAAATTCACCGCTTGTCAATTTCTTTATGAACTGGGTCTTACCGATTATGATATTCTTCGCATTGGGCCAGCTTTTTATGCGTTATATGGGCAGCAAGCTGGGTGGTGGCAATGCCATGAGTTTTGGCAAGAGTAATGCCAAGGTGTATGTAGAAGCACAGACTGGTAAAAGTTTTGCCGATGTAGCCGGGCAGGATGAGGCTAAAGAAGCATTGATGGAATTAGTGGATTTTTTACATAATCCTGCGAAATATCAGGCTATCGGAGCTAATATGCCAAAAGGTGCCTTGCTGGTTGGTCCTCCTGGTACAGGTAAAACTCTGCTGGCTAAAGCTGTAGCAGGTGAGGCGAAAGT